GGTAATATCGTCCGCAAGCGACACAACCACGCCATTCAGATATCCAATCATTGAACCAGATCGATCAGCAAAAAAGATGGCGTGGTTCCAAACTCCATTTGTCGCGACAATTTGCGTCACTGTACTATTAAGAGCTAACCAAACTTGGCCGTAGATGGCCACTATCGCTATTCTGTCGGATGTGTTGATATATTTAGAAAGAAGGAATTCTGTGGAAGATGGTTGTTTGTAAACAATTTCAATTACAATATCATCAGTGCCGGGCTTAGCATAATCCGCACTTGCGGCCTGAAAATACTTTCCCCCGTTAAAATTAACACACGAATCCGTCAACCCCGGCGCGTGCTCGTCAATAACCGGATCGGCTCCACTACCGGCGATCGCTAAGTCGCTACCTACCGTAGCGGTCCAAACGCTCGTAGTCGCCGAGCCGCCCTCGTATCTAAAGGTCGGTGATTTCGTAACGCCGTTAATCGTAATGTCTTCTTCGAGCGCGGCGTACCCGCTAACCTCACCCATTTGGAAAGAGGGAGGGACTGACACCCCCGCCGCCGCGACGTCGGGATAGAATCCCATAGCTATCATCGCGCGGGTTTTTGCAACGTCCGCTTGTAGGTGCGTGTCGAGCCAACTTGCTCGGCTCCACATCGCGAGATAAGATAAAGACGCATTAGCCGGGAGGCTTCCACCCGTCCTAGCGCTGACTGTCCATTTTGCAGTGGACCCGAAGTTGCTAGCAGATAAAGCCGATATTGAGACCGCAACGCCTGCCGCGCCGTTTACATAAACTACGCCACTACCATCACGGTCCAAAAACACGACCATGTGATTCCATGCTTGAGCTTGAAATGCAACCGAAGTGATCGCGATCCCTGATAGGTTAACTTGAAGTGTATCGTCAGTTCTTAAAATAAACTCAATACGATCCCCGGACCCTACATACTTAGAAAGTAAAAGCTTCGACTCATTAACATCCTGCCATATACATTCGATTACAATGTCTTCTGTGCCCGGCTGCGCGTAACTTGACGAAGCCGCCTCGTAATATTTCGCGCCTTCAAACTTCACGCGGTAGTCGTCTCTACCCGGTGCCAAGGCGTCGAACGTTGGATCGCTACCGCTACCGGCGATCGTCAAGTCGTCGCCAACTGTAGCAGCCCACTCCGTAGCGTCGGCGTCTTGAGCCTCATATCGAAACACCGGAGACTCAGTGATCCCGTTGATCGTGATGTCTTCCGGAAGATCCCCGTATCCGGTAGCACCGCCGGGGTTAAGGTCGAAATACGGATCGCGCGAAGCGTCGTTAATCTTAACCCAAGTTGCGAACGTCCCTTCGTCGTCTATCGTCGAAGAGTACCGCGCGAGCTCTGTATCTAAGAAATCAATCGCTAGTTTATCCGCCGCATTCGTACCGCCACTCTTGACGCCAAACCCTAACACATCTCCCGAGTCTCCATTCTCACCGCCGAGACGTGCTTTATCCGACCAAGCGAAGCCAGAGTCGTACAAAACCGCCGACCCTTGATCATGCATGATCGGAGCCGTAACCAAACCAGCGTCGAGCGCGTCGACCCCTAGATCTTGATCCGCGTAATATTCCGACATATCGGTCGCGCCGGAGTCCAACTCGATTTGTAAAGACTGCGTTCCTTCGTGTTTCAAAACCGCATCTTTTACGAGCGTCGTCGCGTCGGTAGAAGGCCCGGCGGTCCACGCCGCGACTCCCGAGTCTTCCATGTCTCCGTCGACCAAAAGAAACCAGCCAGCGTTAGGATCCGACTTCGTACCACCAACAAAAAAGATTAGGTGCCAGGTATCCGGATCTTCCGGAACTTCTTTTGCGTCGTCCGTCGAGCTATCATTTACGAGTAGATAACCGCCACCGCCGGAGTCGTACCCGATATAGGCATCTTCGCCGCCGCAATAGGCATCTTCATAACCACACCACGCCGCCCACGTACCATCAATATAAAATTCCGGGCTTTCGGTCGGATCGTTTTGGTACGCGGTCAAATTCGTAAACCCTGCTTTGTGGAGCTCCGCGGTCAAGTGATCCGCACCCATACCGGGCTTCGCGTATACTATGCCTTTTAAAGTCTCGCGACGCTCCGCTTCGGTAAGACCGACGTCGGGAATGATTCCGTATTCGTGCTCGAGGTCTTCGAGTATCGAGGTCTTTTCTGGATCTCGAACGTTCGCTACCTCCGATAGATTCTCTCTCAATTGCTCGTATGAGGTCGCCATACCATCCAATAAACCGTCAAAAGAGCTTCCGCTCTTAACCGCCCACGCGGACCCGCTTGGAAGTAGCGCTTCGATAATCGTCTTGAAATCTACAGGCATCAAAAACCCCTTATACGGACGTCCAAGAGAGTGTATTTAGTTCGACTAGCTCGCCTTCGTCGACCTCGTAGGAATCGACGTAAGCCGCCGGCGAAACTGTTTTGACACGCACGCGCGTTGCGAAAGATCCGGTCACATCTAGTACCGGCTGGATCGCGTTAGCTATCGATACTCCCGTTATTGTATCGTTTACATCTGTGTCGAGGTCGAGACCGGAAACCCACGGGTACACGTCCGCGAGATACGCGGTGAGAGCCGCCTCGACTCTCGTCTTGACGTCCGCCTCTTGCCCCGCCGGGAAGTCGAGGTTTTCAATCTCGACGTTTAGCCCGGTGAGAGTTATCGACTCGACAAATAAAGTTGCATCCGGCATGCCTAGAGGCACCCTAGAAAGCCCGGTGTCGGGGTCTGTGTTGACCTCAGAACGTACTAGGTTTTTGAGTGTAGTGTCGGCGGTACCGTCGCCCGTGCTCGCCTTGACGAACAATGTGCGATCGCCCGGTAGGTCCGTACCCTCCGAAGCCGGTCGCCCGGCATATGGGTAGATCGCCGCGACCCCCGCGACTGCTTCGCCCCAAGTTCTATAGTCTGCGGAGTTACCACCGCCGCCAACTGTTCGAATCTCCGTGAGCACGCGCCGGCGGTATGTGTCTTCGTCTTCGCGATCGACTCCTGTGGTAGTAGTCGCGTTGTATTCGGCAGCGGCGGAGAGCCCGGCTACTTGGCTCTCGATCGTTAGGGTATCCCCGGCTGTGAGGTTGCCATCTTCGCCCGTCGTCTCCGCTTGCACGGTTACAGTCGCGACGCCGCCGGCGACTGTTACAGTCTCGGTCGGTATGTACCGCACTCCGGAGAAATCCGCGACGTATGTCATAAGCGGAGTGATGTCGGTGCCGTTCGTGCCTGTAGTGTCGATAGTTACCACCGCCGCGACCGCCGCGGTCTTATTCACTCCGTAGTTACTACCTATCAACTCGAGGTCGTCGGCGGTCGCGGTTTCCGCTAAATTCTGCCTCGACTTTTCGACCGTAAACTTTTTCAACGCTGTGAATACTAAACCCATATTCGTCGCGAGAACTCGAAGGAATGCTTTGTCCGAAAGCGGTACTGTTTGACCGATCGCGGTCTCAAAATTCGTGACTATCGTCGAGATTATTTCTTTCGTAGTCGCTAGGGAAAAAGACATTTTAAAGCCTTTCGTTTGCTGGGTCGATAGATTGTGACACCCAAAGCAAACCGTTATTCGTCAGTAGGAAAACTTCGAGATCAGACTTCGGTGGTTTCACCACTAGCAAAACTTTTAGTTTTGTCGACTGCGGGTTCGTTACTTGTACGTCGATATCTTCGGCGAGTCCCGTCTCTATCATCCAGTTAAGATCGGACAATACAGCGTTTCGAATATCAGTGAGCGCCGTCGCTGTAATCGGTTGCTTAACCGCGTTGAGGAACTTACCGCCGAATTTTTGAGTCGGTTTTTCGACCAGCGTGTTTCCGACCCAATCGGACGCGGTGAACAAAGAGAGCAACACCGAGTTTTCGATCCCGCGATCCATTACGGGTTGACCTGCTTGGATTTCTAGATCCGCTCCGTCTTCGTCTATCACTACTCTCGGATCCCCTTGAAATCTATCTATCACCATCACGGCACCTTTATAGTATCTGATTCGGCGGCATCTACCGAAGCAGTTGAAACGGAACCCAAGGAAACAGTAACAGCCGTACTCCCCGGCCCGGTTGTTACGCCCGGGTGAACATGTGCGTTGTATAAATTCACAAGGGAATTAAAGTCAGAAGTCAGTTGATCAAATTGCGCTTTCAATTGCGGAAAGCTCACCGCCGATTTCGTGCCGTCGTTTATCGTCACGTCACCGCCAGGATCGAGATTCACTTTTGCGGCCTTCGCACCCGAAGCGCTCGAATAAATTTCATATGCACCCTCGTCGAGCCCGTCGGGTCCGACGTTGTCGTTCGTCGTCGCGGCGATCTGCCATGCGTTACCACCGTTAACCAGCGCGACGATCGACCCCTCGGGGGGATTGAAATCCACACCCGCACCGCGATGCAATTCTACGGTTTGTACGTCGTCGGTGTCAGATACCTCGACCTGCAAGAGCATAACCGTCTCATCACTATCTCGATTTGTCCCGAGTGCACTACCTACGACTTTTCCGATTTGAACTACCATGGTTCGACGATCTCCTCACCTGTGAAAGTCTCCGGCGGTACTAGATGTAAAGTCGCCGTCGTCCCACTATCCGCGAAATCATACTGGACTTCGCGTATCAAAAAGTTGTAGCCGTCTTCGATGTACAGCGTTTTTGATTTGACGGTGACGATTGTATTTGGAGCCCAGAGAGATCCATTCGGTGCGTACCATGTTGGTAACGGCAACGAAAAGGTCAAAGCTTCGGCGATCTGTTTGGAGCGCTTCCAATCCGCCGCTTTTTGAATATCTCCGTCGGTAGAATCGTCGGCGGTGAAAGTAGAAAAGCGACTTAGAGGGACCCTTGAATCTTTGGCGGTTGCTGTCTTCGCGTTCTTCTTCGGAGATTGCCCCAAGGCTTTGTACGCATTGAACCGAGCGCGACCGTCGAATTTGATTTCACCTTTTTGAAAGGGCGGAATCCCCTCCTCGAGAGTACCGACCGGCGAC